CATTTCTAAATTGATTTAAGAAATGCTGAATAACTTTGTCTGGGTCTCTAAAGTTTAATAAGTCTTGTATGTTTTGAACTGGATTAGGTCTATAAGAACCAATAACACCTGACGCATTAGAAGATTGTCCTATAATAGTTTCACCTTCAATAAATTTATCTTGCGTTGTTATAATAAACTTGCCGTTATTATTATTATCTTCAGCAAGTATAACTGCTTCTGCTTTTGAAGTTGAACCTTTGATTATTTCATTTTGAGTAAACGCACCAAAAGAAGAAGTCTCTTGTAGTATTTTACCACCAGCGTCTATTTGAGTTGCTTCTGAACCTAAACGACTTGCGTTTAAAATTAGATTATTAGTTTGACCTGTTTCTGTTTCAAGTAATATACCTTCTGTGCTTTGAGAGTTAAGAATAGTTAACTCAGCACTTTCCATAAATGTAAAATATGTTCTTACAAATTCTACAAATTTAGGATGCTGTTCAAGTACAAATTCAGGTACCTGACTACCTAATAAGTTAGTAATTTTCTTACTGAACTTTGCCATTTATTAATATGCGGATGTAGTATTGTAACCAACTCCAGCGTCTGAAGCACCACCTACAAAAGTATCTTTGACAACATTAATAGTTGAGTTTGCAATATCTATTTCTAGTATTTGGTCTCTAACTGGAACAATGTCATTTGAAGATGGTTGAACGGTTAACTCTATTACACTTGAAGCACTCCCTCTAATATTTGATATACTTGTTATTTGTAATGAATTAATTGTAATGGCACCTGTTGAATAATCAATAGTGCCTTGCGTTGAGTTTGTATAAACTCTAGTTGCGCCTGACAAATAATATGCTCTTACAACACCATTACCATCATCATCTAAAAAATGTTCAAAGTTAGAACCATTAACTTTAAATCCTGTTGATGATAATATACCACCCATAGTAGAGTTATGTCCTGTATGAGGATTATAAAGTGCGTTTCTAAAGTAAACATTATATTTTAAAGAACTATTTAATGTAGGTGTAAAAGACTTTCTAATTTTTAATGTAGTTATATTTGATAATATACTAGTATCGCTATCATCAATTGCTTTAACTACTTTTGAATATCTGAATACACTATCAAATTTTTGTAGTGTGTTTGAATTATATGTTGTTAATGCTGAGATAACATCTGATTTTAATGTTTCACTATCTTTTGTAGTAGAAGCAGCGTCATACTTAGCATTTGTTGTTAAAAGAATAGAAGTTACCTCTGGGTCTACAATTTGAGGTGTAACCGAACCAACATTATATTCTTTTAGTTTAGATATAATATCTTGTTTTGTTTGTGTTGTTAATGTAGAACCACTAGCAGCTTTGATTGCAATTTTGACAACACCATAGATAGGTGTTTCGTCATCTTCACCTCCCCAAGCGCTAACTGATTGTGCATTAGGATAAACAGATAAAACTTTTGTTTCATAATCAGAAGTGGTTACTGCTCTATCTTGCGCTGTATATTGTAAAGGCGCATTAAAACGAATACTCTCTTTACTTTCAGGTTCACTACCACCTTGCGATACACTATTTGCTGTAACCGTAATGTTTGAGAAACCTCCGATAGAACCTGCAGGTACAAAAGTACTTGCACCATTTGATAAAGATTTATTAGATACGATATATTCTAATATTACAATATTACCTTGTTGTGGTTTTCTACCTAATATACCATCACCAAAGGTTACTTCAAATTTACCTGTATCTGTTTCATTTAAAAAATAGATATTACTTTCAGAAGATAATTTTGTTAAACCTGTTACCTGTGAATATGTTGTTGAACTAGTATCTTGTAAACTTGTTTGTATTTTTACTTTTAATGTAGAAGTGTCAGCATTAGCACTAGGTATAATAAATTTTTGGTCTGGGTCTTGTTCGTCAACCGTATATCTAAATGTTGTTTGTGTACCTTCGTATAAAGAAACATTTGAAAACTTAAACACACCATCAACAGGTGAAATAGTTAAATCTTCATTTGTAATATAATTGTAAGTAGTACCATTTACAGAAGTTGTAAATGTTTGTCCTTTGTCCATACTTAAAGTTGTTCCTGTTGCGTCATTAACAACAATGTCAACTGAAGCAACTGGTGATTTTGCAGAAGAAGGAGTATAACCTAACATCTTAGCAAGTGAAACTACATTTGCTCTTATATCTGCTGAGTCCAGATACATTTCATTTGCTAACATATTAGCATTGAAACCAAGATAGTGTGTATTGTATGCTAGTAAATCAATTAGAATTGCAAAACCTGAACCTTCAAAGTTATAGTCTGAAAATTCTGCCTGTTTAGATAAAAAGTTTTTTAGATTTACTTTAATTGCGTCAAAGTCTAATTCTGATATGTCTAATTTTGTGCTTGCCATTTTTTATTCCTATTGTGCGTCATAGTAAGTTTTTGATAACTCACCACGCTCTTTTGTTTCACCTTTTTTTCTACATCTAATATAAACTTGTACCGTATCGCTTGTACCAGGTTTTGTATATGTTCTAATACCACCTGATATTACTGAATTAGCGCCATCTGCTGATTTAGGATATGTGTTTGATATAGTAGCAGAATTATCATACTGCCATATATTATTACTTCCTGAAATATCTACATATGCCATTTTATCTTAACCTTTGTAAAAATGTTTCTACGACAACTGGTGTCTGTATACCTACAACATAGAAAGAAATTTGTAAATGATAAGCATTTCTATCTTCAATAGGTTCTGCTATAACTGAACTTATCTTTGCTCTAGGTTCAAAGTTTTGTAAAACCTCTTGTACTTTTCTTTCTAAATTTAATGCAGTAAGAGGTGTCATATTTTCAAATAACAATGCTCTTACATCACTACCTATTTCAGGATGAAAAGGTCTCTCATAATGATTTGTTTGTATTAAATTTTTAACACTTCTTTTTACAGCCTCAACATCTTCTAACTTTGTTAAATCGCTTGTCGTATGATTACGCATAAAATCAAGGTCTAAATCAGAATATATCCTGGTTACCCTGTCTTTACTAGTTGAAGATTTACTATCATAGTTTGCCATAACACTAATATTTATACACTAACCAGCAAACACATTAGGCGAACCTTCAGCAACACTTGTACAACCCGATATTGCGTCACCTACACGACCACAACCTTTACCATTTACAAATACCGTAGTACTACCAGTTGCTATAGGTGCTGAGTGTGCAGGGCAAGGAACAGGTGGTAACAAGTGTGAAGTATTATTATCACCTTGTCTACTTATTGCAATACCATTGCAAAACACATTAGGCGAACCTTCTGCTCTTGCAGGTGTACTACAATGGGTAACATCTTTGTCTCCTATTCTCGTAACCGACGGCATTCCCGTTTCATTAGCTCCTGTAATTTGTCGTTAAAGGTTTCTATTAACTTATGTTCTTCTTCTGTATGAGGTTCTTCTGGATATTTAGGATTAAATGAAATAACAGCACCAATCTCTTTCGGTATATCGTCAAAATTAGTGTAAGTGTAGATACTTCTACCTACTTTAATCTTAAATTCGCCTTCCATTAACCCTGTCCTCTATAAGCCTTCCAACTTCTCTTTTTAGACTTGTTCATTGAACTAAATTTAACCATTCTTTTTCGTTTTCCTTGACTTGTCTTCTTTGGTTTTCCTTTAGTATATAAACTTACGCCAAAAATTCCTTTTCTTGCCATAAACCTCCCATTCTTTTTCTATATTTATGGTCTTTTTTAAAAATTACATTTAAATTGCGTGTAAACACCGCCGTGTTTTAAAGTTTTTTTAATACTTTCTCTTTGAAACTTATTGTCAATGGGATTATCTTCAATATTTGGGAAAATTTTGCAATCTGTGAACTTAAAAGAACATCCAGAGAACAAAAATAGTACAAAAAACGCAAAAATTATGTATTTTTTTGAAAAAATGCTCATTTTTTGCTTGACACCTTTCGTTAACTATGGTATATTAGTATGTATATGTTAACAAACACTATGAAAGGACAAAAAATGACATCATTTTTTTCAATAATCACTATATTAAGTGCAATAATGGCTGTAGGTGCAATAGAAGATTGCGGTGGTCATTGTTTAGGACAAGAAAACTGGACAATGTTTTTCGTAATGTTCGCAATTACGATAGTTTCAGCGATTGCAACTTTTTATTTTCAAGCAAAAGACATTGAGAACAACAAATAGGGAGAATAAACACTATGATAAAAGTAAATCAAACTGCTAAAACACTAGAAGAAGGTGTTAAGAACCTAATGGAAGGTGCTAAACAAGACTATGTAAGGTGTTCTACTTCTGATGGTAGAAAAGAACTTACTGGTTATTCAAAAGAACAAGTTGATAAATGGGATTCTTTAATTAAAGTTTCTCAAGGAAAGAAATACATTAAAGTTGTAAGAGAAAATGGTGTATTTGCATTTATCGTAAAAGAAGACTTTAAACATTTTAAAAAAGGTGATATATTGAAACCTGCTGGTTACAATGCACCTGCATTAAATCAACCTAGAGGAAATGTTCTATCTGGAAACTATATGATCCAATGGACAGGACCTTTATATCTTAACTAAAAGGAGTATATTATGTCAGAAGTGAAATTTAATGATTTAAATAAAGTGTTGGAATGGATTAGAGAACCTAGTCATAAAGAACACTTATACATTGTTGAGGCTTGTCTTGCAAAAGCAAAAGCTGAAGACATTAACAAATTTGCTGTTGGTGCTAAAGTAATATTTGGCAGACCTAATGGTAAACAACATAGAGGTGTTATTGTTAAATGTAACCCGAAGAAAGCTGTTGTTATGGAAGATGGTAGTGGTAAGTGGACCGTGCCTTATTCTTTAATGAAGTTAGCGTCTTAATTATTTTTTAGGTTTAATATTCATCCATCTTTCCTGTTTTTCAACTTTTACTTCGTTGAAATCAGGAAATATGTGCGTGTGTTGTTCATTAACACTACGACCAAACTTAACTTTATCCCAACCTCTTTCGTGCATATAGTATAGAAACATTTTTGTTATTACTTCTATACCTGCGATTGCACCTGCAAAATCAAATCTGCCTGTAATTAAATAAGAAATTAGAAATGTATCACTAGTTGCTAATATACGCCAAGTTAAGGTCTTTAGTAAACTTCTTTTTCTTTGTGATTGCATTTATTATGCCCAAGGTGTATAACCTTGTTCCTTCGCTGTTGGGTCATCTTCACTTTCAATATGAGTGACCTCTGGTACATAATGTTTCATCATACTTTCAACTCCTTGTTTTAAAGTAAGTTGAGACATAGCACAACCAGCGCAACTACCTGCCATCATTAGTTTTAATTTGCCGTCTTCAAAAGATTTAAATTCAATTTTACCACCGTGAGCTGCAACTGATGGTGCTACTTTATCTTTTAAAACAAATTTTATCTTTTCTATTATTTCTGTATCCATTATACTAAATTTAATTTTTGTGATTGTTCTCTTGTCAAAGGTTTAACATTTTGACCTGGACTTTCTAGTATGTAGTTACCACTAATACTTATTCTTTCATAGTCAGTATAGAAAGGTGCTACATAGTGTTGAAGTGAAGCAGGAAAAACACACATCAAACCTCTATAAGGTTCTACCGTAAAACTATTTGCTTGTAATTTTGTAATTTGTTCGCCATATGTAAAACATAATTTACCTGATACATTTGCATTAGTAGGTGGTACATTTTCAGTAAATATCTTTTCGTCTATATCACCAAACATTACAAAACTAAAAACACCACTATGGTCGTGTGGTGGATTAAAATCGTATTTGTGTTGAAAGTTAATCCATAACTGGTCTAATCTTAACACATTAGGTTTATTATCTGGAGATAGTGTCTTATGAATATTAGGCCAACCTTGACCATAGTTAGCTGCAAGTATATCAAAGAACTCAAATACCTTTTGAACAATCGCCATATCAGCACGATTACGAATTTCTCCTTTATCAAATCTTACAGAAGTGCTATCTTTTGAAGCACCCATATGACCTGCTAAATGATTTCTATGGTCTTGTTCTTTGTGATTTTGCTCTCGTATTCTTTTACCTTCATCAATTAACATCTGTAAAATGTTATCGTCTATTTCTGTTCTATAAACAGGTGGACCAAAAGGATATAATACTTCGCCGTTAATATCTTTGCCGTCTTTGTTTACACCAACTAGTTGAGGCAAGACGGTTTTGTCTCTCATTTTTGTCATAACTATATCTTATACTATTCTAATTCAGTTGTCAATATGCCGTTCTCTCGTAATGTCTCTAATAGAAACTCTTTCTCTTTCTGTAAGATATTATTTTGAGCAGTTAATACTGCAATTTGTTTATCTAAATCAGAAGAACCTCTATTATCATCTAATATCATTTGAAGTTGTTTCTTCATCAAACTCATTTGATATTTGTAGTCTTTTTCTAAAGGTATCATATTTGACATTTCTATTGCGTCTGATTGCATATTGGCTTGTCTTACTTTTTCATTGTAAAGTAATTCTTCTTGTTTCTTTCTATCGTAATTCATTATACACCAAAACTTTCACCACAACCACAACTACTTGTTGCGTTGGGATTTTTTAATTCTAAAAAACTACCAAATATTTCTTTCTTATATTCAATAGTCATTCCTGATAACATCAATAAACTTGATTTATCTACAAGTAAACTAAATTCGTTAAAGTCTAACTTTTCGTCATCTTTACTTGGTTCATCATCAAAAGACCAGTCATATTTAAAACCAGCACAACCACCACCTTTGACTTCTAAACGAACATACTTTTTATTGTGTTCTTTTGCAAGTGCGATTAAATGTGTTTTTGCTGTATCTGTAAGATTAATTAAACTCATACTGATTCCGTTTCTGTTATTCTACCTTGTAATATATCAATTAGTAATCGTTCAAAGTCCTGGAACATATCCCATAGATGACCTTGACTATCAATCTGCATATATGCGTTCCAACATAGGAACAATATAGCGATTGTATTGACAGCACAAAGTATTAAAACTAATTTAGTCATATAATTATTTATGGGAGATTTAAACAGATAATTTAAACATAGAGACACTACGAGTTTCGCCCCATTTTTACATAGAGATAAAACTCCGAGACAAAGACGCCCTATCCTCCGCCAAAACCAGTCCA